TATGACAGCTAAGTAGCCATCATCAGCACGATATCCTTTAATCTTGGCTATACAGTCCACTCGACCATGTATTTTGTAAGTGTCAGAATATAATTCTTGCTCAAGAAATATTACATCTTGAACCATCTCAAGATAGGGCAACATATTTACAAATAATCCATTTGCCAAAACACTGTCAGATTTATGAGATGATGGTATAGAACCAGTTTTAGAATCATACAGATGCTTGAACTCTGTCATAAAATATTCCTCAATCATTAGATGAACTTTCAATCCTCTGTCAGCACATCTTTTCATTTCAAAGTTAGCAACATCTTCACCCAATTCTTTTCGCCATTTTTCTAACCCACGATTTGGTCTAACATTAATAATGCTGGTAATACTTCTATAGCCAAGATTTTTCTTTTTAACAATCTCAGCAGTTGCTATCGTTTTCCACTTGTCTTTCTTATTCACTTAGACACTCCATAAGCTATTTTAAATGTTTCTAAGCTGGGGTTATCCAAGATATCATTATTTACACTTAAATATTCTAGCTCATGTATTTTATATTTAGACTTATCAGCTAAAAACATGTCGGTCAATACACTTGTTAAGATAAGTTTGTCTTCATGCAAATATACTTTTTTAACTTCTATAGATTCAGATATCATTTGGTTTTCCTTTCTTAGATTAATTCGTTTGGTTATTTTTTTAATTTGCAGTTGATGATATTTCTCGTGAAACTTTTTATATCCAAAATTAACTTCTGCACACATCTCACAATCTATATCTAAAACAAGATTACTATTTGTTTCATGTGAAACATTTTTTATCTTGTCTTTAGTGATTTCACCTCTGTGAGAAACTGTACCTAAATTGTTTAGAGATTCTTTCCAAAGATATTTATAGTCATCTAGTCTTTCTTTAAAGTAATGTGTTTTTTTAGTAATATCATAATCTGCAATCTCTATGTCTATGTCAAATTTATTGTAAAGACATTTTGGAATCTGCCCTAAGAAATCCTCATCAGGATATAATTCATCTTCATTTACTTCAACTGTTATAATTGCAAAATCATTTCCTAAATCTTTTACATCACTTGCAATCAAACCAAACTTAACTGCAAATGTGTCAGTCAAATAAACACTGTCTGCTCTACTTGGGTTTTCATTCCAGTTGCTTAGTTCATCATTGTATGTAGGCTTGATGCCCTCTCTGCTAATTTTCTTAGCAGAGAGAATATCAGTACCATGATATAAAATTATTTTATTTGTCATAATGTAAGATGTAAGTTGTAAAAATTTTCTTACCCACTCTCGTATCTTTAGACTCAATGTCAAAGTTATATCTAAGATTAAATATTACTGCTGACAATCTAGTTATTCTAAAAGTTTCAATAGCTTTCCAAGAAGTAATTGTTTTGTTTTTTAACAAGTATTTTAACACTTGTTCTTGCTGTGTTTTAGGATTAGTAACATTATACAATCCTTTAATCATTCTATCTTTTACCATTTTATTTTCCTCTTTTGTTTCCATAAAGATAATGCTATACCTATAGTATTAGTATTTCAAGTAATATTTACTTTTATTATGATTACTTTTAATATAAGATATACATAATGTTTCACATGAAACATAACTAAACATGGAGATATAAAGTATATGAATTTGAAAGAATACCTTGAAAAACAATCACTTAGTGTAAGTAAAGTAGCTAAAATGTTAGATGTTCCTGAGGTCACAGTTAATTCTTGGAAGTATGGTCAGAAGATTCCAACGAAGAAAAACATGGATAAGATTACAGAATTTACTAATCGAGAAGTGCAACCTAACGATTTTTATTAATGAGTTTTCAGGCATTATCTTGGGCAACTAAACAGAAAACAGATTGTGGTGGGAGTAAATTATTATTACTCATGCTTTCTAATTATGCTGATGATGAAAATAAATGTTACCCAAGTCTAAATCATTTGGCAATTATTTGTTGTTGCTCAGAGAGCAGTATACAAAGATATATAAAAAAGTTAGTTAAATCTAATTTGATAAAAGTATATAAGACTGGAAAAGGCATAAGAAAAAATAATAACTATGTCATTCAATGTCCAAAAAATGATGTAGTCAATATGACCACTAATACTAATATAACTAACGACAAGAAATTTGTCAGGCAGAAAGGTAGGAATAAAAACTTTATTGCTGGGTAATACTTTACATATTAATATTTTAAGTATAGTATTATGTTTTAACAGCGAGGATTAAAAAACAATGAATGATAAAATTGATGGTATTCATACAGCCAAAAGTTTGTATGATGGTTTGTGGGAACTTTATGAGGGTAAAACTTCCAAAAGATATTCAACAGGGTTTAAAGACTTAGACCCATTCATGAGATTGGTAAAACCTAGTTTTATATTAATGACTGGTACTCCTAATTGTGGGAAGTCATCATTAACTTATTCGATAATCATGAAAACTGCTAGAGAGTATGGTTTTAAATATATGATATTTTCTCCTGAACATTCTCTTGCGATAAATTTAAAAAGACTTATTGAGAAGTATGTGCAGAAACCTTTTGATATCATGTTTGAAAATAGATGCACGATTGATGAAGTTACTGAGGCAGTAGAATTTATTGAAAAACATTTTTTCTTTGTAGATAAAAAAGGTGATTCACCTGACATAGATTGGATATTGCAAAGAGCAAAATATTGTGTAGACAACTATCAGATTGATGGAATAGTCACAGACCCATACAACGAAATAAATCCAGCAAGGTCAAACCTAAGAGAAGATGAACACATCTCAGTTCTTATTAGCAAGATAAAAAGATTCAACCGAGAAACCAATACTATAACTTTCATGGTTGCTCACCCTACTAAGCAAATAAGAAACCCTGATGGATTGTTTGAAGTTAAGAGCCTTTATGATGTGTCGGGAAGTAGTCACTGGAATAATAAAACTGATTTGGGAGTTATTGTAACAAGAGATTTCGAAAGAGGTCAGACAAAAGTAAGAATAGCAAAAGTTAGAGAAGTTGGTGTTGGTGGCAACATTGGTGAAACCACATTGAGATTCAATATGAAAAGTATGTGTTACGATTCTTTGATGGATAATAAATTTTAGGAGAATGTATGCAAATAATAGAAAAAGATATAAATGATTTGATACCAGCAGAATATAATCCTAGAGAATTAACTGTTGGTCAGCACAAGAACATTAAAGAAAGCATTGAAAAGTTTGGTGTGGTAGACCCAATCATAGTCAATGTGAATAAAGAAAGAATGAATGTAGTCATTGGTGGTCATCAAAGATTATCAATCTGTAAAGAGTTGGGTCATCTTTATGTGCCTTGTATTGAGCTAGATTTGACTCTTGAAAAAGAAAAAGAGTTGAATGTCAGGTTAAACAAGAATGTCGGTCAATGGAATATCGAAGATTTAGCTAACAACTTTGATGTCAAGGATTTGAAAGATTGGGGGTTTGATTCTAAAGAACTTCATTTTGCAGACATAGAAAAAGAAATTAGCACAGACATAGAACCTAAAGAAACTAAGTACGAGCTAGTGATTCAGGTTGATAGTTATGAAGTGCAAGACAATCTATTTACAGAGTTTCTAAAAAGAGGGTTGATGTGTAGAAAGAAATAAAAAAAAGAGCAACCACTTGGCTACTCTTCTTCTTTCTTTATCTTTTTTGTCTTAGATTTTTTTATTCCTCAAACAATCCACCCAATCTACAATTTTCTGAAAAATGAAAGTGTAGAGTTCCATCATCTAGGTAGTATTTATCGAGATACCCAGCATCAGTCAATAATTTAAGATATCCTTTAGGTAGCTTGTATGCTTTCCTAAATCTCTCGTAACAGTCTTCAGGGTATTTATCATTTGGATAACTATCAAATGGTTTCTCTGTAGTAGAATAAAGACACCAATGACCTCTTTGTTCTTCACAAGTTTCATCTTCACAAGCAAATTCTAGTTTCTCCAAAAGTTGTTCTGTTGTTAGTTTCATATTTATATCCTCGTTTCTCGTTATATTTATAGGTCGTTTTATTAACCTATACCTATAGTATACCTTGTTTATACTTAAAGTATAGCTTTATTTCACTTTATTTTGTCTTGCTTTTTGTTTATTTTTACTCTATAAAAAGAGTATATATGCCAAAAATAGTAAAGAAAACAGATGAGATAGCAAAGATGGTTAAACAACTATCAGGGATTGGTATAACTCATGACATGATTTGTTCCATAGCTGGTATATCAAAACCTACCTTATACAAATACTATGATTCTGAATTAAAACTAGGCAAGGCATCATCAACAGCAACTATCGCTAATAATTTATATCGTATGGCAACAGGAACAGGTAGAGAGGCTTTAACTGCATCTATTTTTTGGCTTAAAACTCAAGCTGGTTGGAAAGAAACTGATGTTGTGGAGATAAACAATGTATCAGATGAAAAAGAACGATTCGAGAGTTTGCTCAAATCACTTCGACAAACTAAATCCATTAAATCAGATAGCAACGAATCTACTCATTGATTGGTACGATAAAGCAAGACCAACACAATTAGTAGAGGACACTAATGAATTTAATATACATTTATTCCTTGCTGGTCGTGGTTGGGGTAAAACCTTAACAGGTGCATACGACATTGTAGAATACTGTTTAAGAAATGATAATGTAGTTTGTGGTGTAGTCGCACCAACATATGGAGATTTAAAAAGAGTTGTATTTGCTGGTGATTCAGGTTTTATAAATATAATTGATAAAAGATTACTCAGTAACATTGGATATAATAAATCAGATAATGAAATACATTTCTATAATGGTTCAAAGATAATTGGATTCCCAGCAATAGAGCCTGACAGACTTCGTGGTGTTCAGTTTCATAGGGTTTGGTGTGATGAGTTAGCCTCTTGGAGATACACAGAAACATTCGATAACTTAATGATGGCATTAAGATTAGGTCAAAATCCTAAGTGCATTATTACCACAACACCTAGACCGACCAAGATAATAAAGACTCTTGCTAAAAGAAGTGATACCAAGTTAATCACAGGCTCAACATTTGAGAACATTGACAACCTTGCAGAATCATCTATCCAAATGTTAAAAGAAAGATATGAGGGTACTCGCATGGGTAGACAAGAACTCTATGCAGAAATCCTAGAAGATATTGAGGGTGCATTATTTAATTATAAAAACATTGAAGAAAATAGATTAACAAACTATCCAATAGACTTACAAAGAATTGTTGTTGCTATTGACCCAGCAGTTACCAGTAACGAGAACTCAGATGAAACAGGAATGATAGTTGCTGGTCGTGATATTAATAATCATTACTACATATTGCATGATGGTAGCCAAGTGAGTTCGCCTGATGTATGGGTTAAGAGAGCCATATCACTTTATAAACAATATGAATGTGATAGGATTGTAGCAGAGGTTAATAATGGTGGAGATTTGATTGAGAGATTATTAAGAACACAGAATCAATCAATTCCTTATACAAGTGTGAGAGCAAGTAGAGGAAAAATTGTTAGAGCCGAGCCGATATCAGCACTGTATGAGCAGAATCGGATTCACCATGTAGGAGTGTTCAAGGATTTAGAAGAACAGATGTGCCAGTTCACAGGAAATGGGGTACAATATCATGATGATAGGGTTGATGCCTTAGTTTGGGCGATAACATCACTACAGAATAGTGGTCAAGCAATATTTAAGATTAGTTAGGAGTTGTAATGGGTATATTTGATAAATTTTTTAAAGGAAGTATTCAGAAAAAAGAATCGCCAACAGTTATGATTAATCGACTAGAGGCATACATGGGTAAGTCTGCTAGAAGATATAAAGATTATGCCAAAGAGGGTTATCAAGACAATGCAATCGTACATAGATGTGTAAAATTAATTGCTGATTCAGCAAGTGCAGTAAAAATAAAAGTATTTGATGGCGATATTGAATTAGAAAACCATGAGCTAATATCTCTACTAGAAAGACCCAATCCCTTGCAAAGTGGTGGTGAATACTTTGCCTCATTATATTCTTACTTACTTATTTCAGGAAACTCATATCTTTTAAGAGATACAGAAAATGATACACCACCAAGAGAATTATATTTATTAAGACCTGACAGAATTAAAATTAAATCAAGTTCTTCAATGATTCCTGATTATTATTGCTACTTAGTAGATGGTCAAATTATTAAAGAATATCCTGTAGACCAAGACAATGGTCGTTCACAATTAAAACAAATTAAGTTATGGAATCCTTTAGATGACTTTTATGGATTAAGTCCAATATTGGCAAGTGCTTACAATATTGACCAACATAATCTTGCTGGTTTACATAATGTTGCATTATTAAAAAATGGTTGCACTCCAAGTGGTATGTTGAAGTTTGAGCCAAAAGATGAAACAGGAATGTCTGCTACTTTAACAGATGACCAAAGAGCAAGACTGTTAGAAGATTTAGAAATGAGATTTCAAGGTAGTTCAAATTCAGGCAGACCCATGTTGCTAGAGGGTAATTTTGAATATAAACAATTAGGATTAAACCCAAAAGACATGGACTTCTTAGAACTTCTTAACTTATCTGCAAGGGAAATAGCATTATGTTTCGGAGTTCCAGCACAATTAATTGGTATTCCTGAGGCTAATACTTACAGCAATATGGAAACTGCAAAATTAGCATTATATGAAGAAACAGTAATTCCTCTATTGACTAGAGTTCAATCTGACTTAAATGAGTTCTTATCGCCTCTTTATAATGGTGATATTAAAATTCAGTATGATTTAACTAGCATACCAGCAATGGCAGAAAAGACTAAACAAGTTTATCTCAATGTTTCACAAGCAGTACAGAATGGTATTATGACTCGTAATGAGGCAAGAGAGAAGTTAGGACTTGAAGAAATAGAGGGTGCTGATGAGCTATATATACCAAGTAATTTATTTCCTATTGGCGAAGTAGATGCCTCTAGTGTTCAGGATAATGACCAACCTGTAGATGCAGAGGGAAATGAAAAAGACTTTGAGTTAGCTTATGGTAAAAAAGAGGCAGTTGATGTCGATACCTTTACTACTGAAGAAGAGGCACAAGAAAGAGCCGAAGAAATAGGTTGTGTTGGTATTCATTCACATACAGAAGATGGTCAGACAGTTTATATGCCTTGTGAAACTCATGAGGAGTATGAATCTTTGTTAGCAGATAGTAAAGCATTAAGCGATTTGAAATTAGTGCCGACAGATACTATGGCTAACAATGCGAAAAGAGGATTAGAGTTAAGAAAAGAATTTAATCGTGGTGGCACACAAGTAGGAGTCACGAGAGCCAATCAGTTAGTTAATAAACAAAGACTATCTCCTGATACTGTTTTAAGAATGTATAGTTTCTTCAGTAGACACGAAGTAGATAAGCAAGGTCGTGGATTTAATTCAGGTTCTGAGGGATATCCAAGTGCTGGTAAAATAGCATGGTTGCTTTGGGGTGGTGATGCTGGTTTTAGTTGGTCAAAATCTAAAAGAAACCAAATAATGAAAGAAAGAGAAAGTAAAGCAGAATCAGATGCTTTAAAAGTAGGCGATATGGTTTCTTGGGATTCATCAGGTGGTAGAGCCAAAGGGAAAATAACAAGAATAGTTAGGTCAGGTAAACTAGCTGTACCTAAAACAAGTTTCACTTTAAATGCTACAGAAGAAAATCCAGCTTGTTTGATTAAGGTTTATCGTGGAGATGAGCCGACAGATACAATAGTTGGACATAGGTTTAAAACTTTAAGAAAGTTATAATGAAGTCAAAAACATTGGCTGAGAAGAAACATATGCAAAAAGTTGCAGAATTAGGTTGTATTGCTTGTCGAAAGCTCGGTTTCTATGATACACCAGCAGAACTGCATCATATTAAGAAAGGAATGATGGGTAAACGAGCATCTAACTATGAGGTCATACCTTTATGCCCACATCATCATAGAACATCAAATGAGTCTTATCATCAGAACCCTTTATGGTTTACAGAAACTTTTGGTACACAGACTGAACTCTTACAGGAAACTTTGGAATGGCTAAAATAAGAATAAATCGTAGAAAAGAATATAGACAAGCATTAAGAACTTATATCACCATGACTAGAGTCTTAATTAAGAAACTAGATAAATTCTTTGATAAATATAAACGATATGCTTTTAAAAATTATGCAGAACTCGGAGAGATACCTGATAAATATTATGATGACCATTGGCAAGATTTATATAAACTCTTAGAAATAAATTCTAAGAGAATTATCGAAGAATCATCAAGAACTATTAAAACATCTAAACTATTACAGAAAGCTGAAGATGAAGTAGCACAGGTCACTTATGATTATATAACTACTAACACAGCTCAGAATGTAACTTATATAACTGAAACTACAAGAAAGCAAATACAATCTGCTATTGCTTATTCTGTCAGCGAGGGATTTGGTCAAGATGATACTGCTAAACAAATTGCAAAGTCTACAGCATTTTCTTCAGGAAGAAGTAAAGTTATAGCAAGGACAGAAACTCATCAAGCATATAATTATGGTAATAACAAAATTGCTGGAAGATTAGCATTGAAGAAACCTAGAAAAGAATGGTTAAGTGCAGTAGATGAAAGAACGAGGTCATGGCACACTAGTATGAATGGCACTAACATTCCTATTGAAGATGATTTTCAAGTTTTTGCACCAAGTAAAACTGACCCAATACCACAACTGATGCAATATACAGGCGACATCAATGGTGGTGCTAGTAATGTTGTAAACTGTCGTTGCTTTACAATGTACTATGATGAAGATGATGTTATTGTAGATTAAAAAAAAAGAGCCATATTGCTATGACTCTTTCTTTTGGTTTTTTTATTTATTCCTCTAAAGTTTTCATCAAATTATTGAAATCTGTAACAGTTTGCAGTTTTGCAATATCCCATATGAGTGACATAGCTTTAGCAATCCTTATATTACTTGTTTCAGTTTTCATTTGTAAACTAAACAAATCTTTAGGTGTCATATCTTTTATAATATCCTGAGTTAAAGTTTTTCCACCTTTTTGTCTACATATTGCCCTTTTATCTGTTAAGTCTATTCTTAAATTCTTAACTATTCTTTTTATTTCTTTCATTTTATTATCCTCGTTTTATTGTTAATTGTGGAGTGAGTGCTTTACACCCACTCCGATTATTTATTTATTCTCTTTCAAATAGACCATGATTTCTGTTGTCACGATTTGAATTTTCCCAAGCATGTGAATATAATTTTTCCCATGATGTTCTCATTTTACCTAATGTTCCATCTTTCTTTACAACTGTTCCTACTATGAATAAATAATCTTTTTCTCTTGATACATATGTAATTTCAATAGTTACATCTTTATTCATGTTTGCATTACCAAAACCCAACCATATAAATCTGTCACCTACTTTACAATCTTCTCTTATTTCGTTTATATTTATTGTGTTTACTTTTTTCATTTATCTATCCTCGTTTTAAGTTTAATTTAGGAGTCTTTTTATCAACTCCATATATACAATTATATATACTTTAAGTATAAAGTAAAGTCTTTTTGAATAAATATAGACTTATTTTGCTAAATATGGTTAAAATACTCGTATATTTACTAACTTTTTGGGTGGTTAAATGGACAATAGTCAAATACAAGAGGATTTAGAGCAATTAAAAGAGATGATTACAGATGTACCCTGTGATTTTAAACAGCTAGATACAGAAGAAGATGGTACATTCGAGGGTTATGGCTCGGTATTTAACAACAAAGATTTAGGAAATGATGTCATTCGTAAGGGTGCATTTGCTAACACACTCAAATATAGAAAACCAAAACAAGTAAAATTATTATATCAACACAAAACAGAT